GCCTGAGTAACCGCTAAATCCGCTAGTTCCTACAGCACCAGAATACCCTGAAAATCCGCTTGTGCCGTTTGTGCCATTACTACCTGAGTAACCAGAATAACCCGATAAGCCAGAACCGCTATATCCTGAATAGCCCGACACTCCTGACCCAGAGTAACCCGAATACCCAGATACGCCACTACCACTATATCCTGAGTAACCTGATGTTCCGTTTACCCCTGAAATTCCTGAGAACCCGCTATAACCTGACACTCCTGAGCCAGAATAGCCAGAGAAACCTGATACACCACTTCCGCTGTAACCCGATCTCCCAGAGAAACCAGAATAACCGCTTATACCGCTACCGCTGTAACCAGAAAAACCACTAAATCCACTTGTTCCTACCGAACCTTGTAAATTAATAGTCCAAGGATATGTCCCCATGCCAGCGTAATTATTTACATTAAATGAAAATAATCCTGTTGTTGGGTTATAAGCAGTTACAGTTACATCTGCATAATTTGAAATATTATAAGCAATAATGGCTGTTTGACCAACAGTCCAACTTAATCCTGTGCCAACAATGATTGCTCCGCTTATATCGCCTAAAGCAAAATCTGGGTCTGTGCTTGTTGTTAAATATTGGTCGCTGAATCCTGATAAACCGCTAAATCCAGAATAACCGCTGAAACCACTTTGTCCGTTTATGCCCGATATACCGCTGTACCCTGAATATCCTGAGATACCGCTGAAACCAGAATATCCGCTAACGCCTGACCCTGAGTAACCTGAAAAGCCACTTACCCCTGACCCCGAATATCCTGAGAACCCGCTAAATCCTGAGAACCCGCTGATGCCCGAATATCCGCTGAAACCTGACTGACCATCTTGTCCTGAGAATCCTGAAATTCCGCTATCCCCGCTATAACCTGAGAACCCACTAATACCGCTTTGCCCACTTGGTCCGACTATTTGCCCAACATTAGACCAAAGCGTTCCATTCCATACATATAAATCCCCATCGGAATCGACAATATAAGCATCGTTTAAATTGCCAGTTAAAGGTAAATCCAATGGAGTTGGAACTGAGCCAATAATATTAATTGATGTGCCTTGTTGCCCGCTGTAGCCCGAAAATCCTGAGTAGCCCGATATGCCAGAATCCCCGCTAAATCCGCTAATTCCCGAATCTCCGCTGAAACCACTAATCCCGCTATCCCCGCTGAAACCTGAAATTCCAGAATCTCCGCTGAATCCTGAAATTCCCGAATCCCCAGAAAATCCGCTGTAGCCACTTATACCTTGTGGAACAAATAAAGCCCAATTCGAATTTATATCTGGTGTATTTTCAAAAGATGCTACGTTATTTATTGCAATCCAAGTTTGATTTGCATAAGTAACTATGGAATTGGGAATATAACTAATATCTATAATCCAAGCACCCAAAAAATATAAACCTATTCCTGAGTAACCTGAGTAACCACTTTGTCCGTCTTGCCCTGAAAATCCAGAGATACCAGAATCCCCGCTGTACCCGCTATAACCAGAATCGCCTTGTATTGATTCGCCTGAGTACCCTGAAAATCCGCTGATTCCTGAATCGCCTGAGAAACCACTTAATCCAGAATCCCCGCTGAAACCAGATTGTCCATCTTGTCCGCTGTAACCTGAGTATCCAGATTGCCCGTCTTGACCGCTATAACCGCTGAATCCGCTTGTGCTTTCCCCTGACATACCTGAATAGCCAGAGTAACCACTTTCGCCTTGTATAGACTCTCCTGAGTAACCGCTATAGCCGCTTATTCCGCTTCCAGAATAGCCGCTGTAGCCTGAATATCCAGATGCACCATCATGCCCAATTACGCCGTTTTGCCCAGAAATACCGCTAAAACCGCTGTATCCAGATTGTCCAGAATACCCAGAAATGCCTTGTGAACCAGCAGTTCCTTTATCAACGGTAAGGGTAATTTGATTACTAGGAGTTAAATTTACAGTTAAATCAGTCATACCAGCACCTTAATTGTTTACGATTGCATCAGAACGAACTAAAAATAACAAGAAAATAATCAAGTCATTTGCTGGAGTAGAACCGACTGCTGGAAAAGAAATTTTAATACGACCTGAATAACCAATACCATTAATATCGGCTATGTCTAATCCTATTTGACCTTCGACCATATCCCAAGCATCATCATCAATAACAAGGGTAAATCGACCTTCAGTATCACTTTTATTTGTAATAGTTAAACTAATAGGGTCTGGTGTTGGGGTATAGTTTCCAATATCAAAAGCTAATCCATAGCGACTATCACGAACATTACTTAATGTTCTGCGGATAATTTCCGCATCAATAGTTGTGCCAGTTAAATCAAGTGGTAAACCATTGTTATCATTTAGGGTTAAATTCCAAAATGTTCTTTGTTGCCAAACAAGTTCGCCAGCAATAATTTGATTGTCAAAACCGCTTACTTGAGTAAGGGTATTTTTGTTAAAGACTGCCATGATTGCTCCTAACTAGGTGTAACAGGGCATGGAACTCCACGCACCCACGAATCATATATTGTCTTTTATTTATTTTACTTCAATACTTGCCTTCAGCAAATACATTTACAAATACTGTGCCATCTTCTAATGCTTCTATTTCATGCCATTCTTCGGCTGGAAGGTTTAAAGGTTGGCTATCTTTATTGATAGTGTAACTACGACCTTCAAGACTGACTAAACAAGACCCAGCGTTGCATATAGTTGCATGAGAATAAGTATGTTGATGACTAGGCAAACCCTGTCCTTTATGTGCATGGTACACATGTAAAGTTGCACCATCATAAGTAAAATTATGAGTTGGAAGAATGCGTATTGTCATGTTCTTTTTCCGTTTGAACAGGCATCCATTTACCAATATAATTCATTGGTCTATTTAAATACCTTACTTGCATTTCCATTGTTCCGTCTGATTTTTGAAACATACGAAATTCAGGAGATGAGTTAGGATAAATTCCGTAAGTCATTATGCAGTTTGTATTCCAGTAGTTTGTGGCTGAACTGGCTCTGGTGGTGGTACATAAGGTGCAATAGTTCCATAATCACCAGCAACGGCATTATTATAAAGTTCTACACCATAAGGCATTGGGTCATTCGGTGTTGCTAAAAATGGTAATTCTTCAGGAATTTCATCGAATTTTACTGTTAAATGAATTGCGTTATGTTCGGTATTATTCCAAACTGGGTCTTTAGCATATTGAATAGTTAACATTTTATTTTCCTTTTATTAAGCAACACGAACAGCAATACCATAATTAGCTGCATTACCGCCCCCACCACTAGCCATCCATTTCCAAGTGCCTGATAAAATATTATCACCTCCACTGCTAAATAGTGCAAAATAATATGTACCGCAAATATAACCATTATATGCCGCAAGTGCTCTTATCTGACCAGCACCACCGCCAGCAGAATAATTTGTTCCAGCACTAGCTGCTGATCCTCCAGAGTCAACTCTAGCAGCTTGTACATAGCTACCAACGGTATTAAAACTTGGTGCGGCAAGACTTAAAGTTCCGCTAGAAGTAATCGTTCCGCCCTGTAATCCGTTACCAGTAGCAACAGAAGTTACTGTTCCTGATGCTGATGAGGTGTTAGTAATAGTTACTCCACCAGTAGATGCTGATACAGAAATACCAGTTCCAGCCGTAACAGAAGTTACTCCAGCATTGGTAAGGGTTACAGATGAACCTAATGCGACTGCTCCACCGCCTGACATACCAGTTCCAGCGGTTACAGTTACCGATGAATTTTGTAGTCCAGTATTATCGGTTTGACCCGATGAATTAAGTTTATTCGCAAATTGCGATAAGTTAAATGCTTGTGTCATTAGACTGCTCCCGTTCTAGCAAAGGTTTGTTGAACCATAATATTCGTAATTGTAGTCGGACTATTTGTTAATGTATATGACCCTGTAGAAGTTGTATAGTCCGTACCCTGTTTATAAAGCACCCCATTGGTATATAGGTTAAAAGCATTGATATTAAAGCTAAATGGATAAATGGTTTGCCCAATAACTGTAAAAGCATCCACATTGACTGGTGTTCCGTTAGCCACCCCTAAATTATTAGGTGTCCATTGGTAAATCTCCAAATCCCCAGAAGTGTTACTAATAAAAGTAATATCTTGACCGCTTAAATTGTAGTCTTGAGCATTAACAATAGTCCCATTTAAAAACAATAATTCAAAACCATCGTTAAGTGTAAACCCTGATGCCGTATAAGTGGATTGATTTGTAAGGGTAACTTGATTGTAACTAAATGAGGCATAAACCCCTGTAGTGGCATTAACTGATTTAAATGAAACAATGGTAATAATATCGTCTAATGTAGCCCCAACCGTTAAAGTAACCGTTCCAGTAGAACCGCTTGTATCAGTAAATTCAGATTGGGACAAAATACAGCCGTTTTGAAATACCCAACATTGACCGCTAATATACCCAGAACCTCTAGTTACAGAAAAAACAGTTTGCCCAGAAGTAGCCGTAAATACTTGTTCCGTATAGTCAAAATTATCTGGGGTTTCGAATCCAACTACCCGCCCATAAATATCAATTGTTAAAGTGGCTACAGCCGAAGTCTTGGTGTAAGCCCCACCAAAATCTAAATATTCTTGTAAAGAAGCAACAATATTGCCATCCGTATTGTTGGTAATAGCTACTTGCCCAGTACCTACAGTCGTTGTTCCTGTTTGAATAAGCTGACCAGTTCTAAGGTCTAAATCAATAATATTTGTTCCGTCTGGTAATGCCGCCCAAATAGAAGGGTCAAATACAAGGGTTTGAGTAGGCACAAAAGATGCCGTGCCAGCCGCATAAGCCGCAAAACCAGAACTAAAGCTAAATTTTCTTCCTGTTCTATTTGTATAAAGAAGGTATACGATTGTGCCAAATGGGGTAGTAGCTAAATACCAAGTGTAATCTGCTGGATTAGTGCTAGGGGCTGTTCCAGTTTGATTGCAAAGCCCATAATAAGTATGCCCTCTAGGGTCTAAACTAAAACCAGTTCCAATTAAATCATCTGCATAAGCTACGGAAAGATACCGATTTGAGTATTGGAATGTTGTAGGCCTCCATTCCAGTAAAGTGCTATGTGGGCTATAAACTGAAGATGAAAGACTATTAACCATACGGCTAAAGAAATACCAGTTACCCGCTGGAATATTAGTTAGCGTGATATTTGGCAATAAAACGTAATTTCCCCACGGATTGCCGCTAGATTGAATTTCACTTGTTCCAGCTAAATACATTTGTTCTTGTAATGGGTTCATAAATGCCGAATACCAAATTTCAGCATATTGGGTAATGCCAGAACTAGATGTATAGGCTTGTATTACAAAAGATGGATTAGAAGCTGTAGGATATTGATTAACAATTTGTGGTGCAGTCAATGTGCCAAAAAATGATGGGTCACTAATACCAGTATTGGGTGCTGGAGTAAATTGAGTAATAGACGCATCATCATAAACTGTTGCATTGTATTCAGCCAGATTTAAAGAGGCATTAATCATGCCATCGCCTAAAAATTCCTCTGTTACTTTATTAATACGAAAAGGTTTTGCCGTCCAGCCATAATTGGCATTGGTAATAGTTACAATATCTCCAGCCTCTAATTGAATGCCAGAATAGTTAATTTTGCATTGCACCAATAAATCTTCTCTAGCCGCTTTTAAGAAACGAGTAGCTAAAAGCTGTACCCCTACGTTATTGTTTACGAAATAAAGGCTAATAGTTTGTTTATTTACTGGTTCATTAGCAAACAATAAATCTGGTGCTACTGTTGCAAGATCAACGGTTACAGAACTAAAACTATCTTGATTGGCACTATCTGGAAATTTACATTCGACCACATTAAAAGTATTACTAATATCAATAGGATTAATACTCATACTTGAAATCATATTGCTATCGTTTAAATCCATAACAATGTCTGCTGATGGTTTTTGAACTACTACGCCCCACGTAGCAAATATTTCATTGTATTTAATTAAACAATCACAAGATGATGCCATTAGTTGTAAAGTATTCATTACAGTTAAAGTGGTATCAACTGCACCATTAAATTGAAATCTAGGCTGAGTAGCCGCACCACCCGTATATGGGGTAAACGTAATTAATTCATCACCATACACATTTAACGCATTTATTGAATCAGTATCTATATCGGTAGTTGTTATAGCCGCACCATACCTTGTGGATGTTAAATAATCATAAATACAATCACCACAAGACTTTCTTTCATTAATTACTTGAAATCTAGTTTGTTGTAAAGCTGTTACGCCAGCAGATTGACTATAGTGAATATGAATAATAGCAAAAGCACAATTAGTCATTTGCTGTGAGCCATCCCATTGCCAAATAAGCCCATCCGATTGCATAATTTCTGTGGCTGAATAAGGAGAATTTACTGGGGTATTAGAACCATTATTGTATAAATAAATTTTGATTCTTCCAGCAACCGCCGTATCTGTTATATCCGATGAAGGGTCGTATAAAGAATCTACCGTATAACCATCGGCATTAAAGTTGACTAATTTACCAGCATAATAAACTTCGCCAAAAGATATAACGTCTGGCGTTCCACCAGTTTCAGTATTGGTTACTTCAGAAATTGCAATAACAAAATAAAGGTCTTGATTATCCGAGGATATAGATAGATCAGTAATAATGCCGCCAACATAAGCAGAGCCATACACTACTGGTAGTTTATTATCACCAGCGGGAGGTATTTGTTGCCGAGAACCCGGATTCGGTGATTGCCCGCTTGAAAAACTACCGCCCATTGTTTGACTGGCAAGAGCCTGTGATACCACTACCGATGCCGCAATAATTACAGCATAAGCAATAACTGTAGCTAAAACTTCAGAGCCTACATATTCAACTATAAATGCCGCTAGTGCTTCTGCCATTTAAGAACCCCAAATCTTTCCAATATGCTTCATTTTGTATTTAGTAAAATCTGCATCGCTATAATTATTAAAATAATACTCAGTAACTTTGCCTTCTTGTTTCCATTTTTTAGCAATATTTAAATATTCTTTTAATAGTTTAACTTTTACTTTCTTTGTTTTGCCGTGCCACATCGCTTCTTGTAACTGATAGGTTTCTGGTATCCATAAACAAGGTATTCGTAAAGCTACTAAAAACCCTGTTTGTTCCTCATCTATTAAAACAAATCCCATTCCAGCATAAATATTTGTAAGCACTTTATCTACATGAGTAGCTGACCATCTTGATACATCGGCTACTAATGGATGTTTATAAGTCTTATAAAAATCTATTAATAATTCTTTTATCTTTTCATTGTCAAATTGACTGGCAAACCTAATTTCCCGCTGGTGCATTTTTTCCAAACGGATAATTTAAAGATTGAATAAATGCTACCCTAGCCATTGATGTATCACCAGCATTATAAAATTGCCAAGCATTATCGTTTGTGTATCTTCCAGTATTTCTATTTTGAAGAATCAATTGGACAGAAGATGCGGCAACAGTAATTACTCCCAAAAATTGTTTGCTGTTTTCATCCCATGTTTCAGATATAGCAAAACTACTGACAAAACCATTAAAAAATTGATACAAGCCACCAGAGCCGCCATCATCAATTAATTGATTTTCTGTATCAAAAAAGCCATGCCACATTTCAATTTGAGAACCTTTAATATCATGTCCCAATACCCACCCCAATAAAGCTGTATCAATACCAACCAAAGTAATAGTAGTTTCATTAGCAGTAGATTTAATATCCCTAGTAGCATTACCAATGCTCACCAATACCCCAAGTCCATCAAAAGGTTGCGAATCAACGGCTGGAACTGTTAATGCGTAAGGAGCAGTAGAAAAACGATATGTTGCTGTAGGTGTTGTTACCCTTACAAAATCGGCATACCGAATATTGTTAGTATTATCGACTGGGGTTATTAAATTCATATTACGCTTTCCATTGCTTTAAACCCGCCATTCCAGCTAATAAAAGAATCATTAGTCATTGGCATTAAAGTATACGTAGGATAATCCCTTAATATTACTGGAAAAGTTATTCCAGAATAATTGTTTCCACCCATAGCTACTGTAGTGCCATATTGTCCAATAACCGCATTGATAGGGCTTACTACTGGAGTTAACAAAGTTCTATGAACTGGAATGTTAACTGTACTAGCTGACCCTCTAAGAACATCAGCTGTTGCTATATATGAATATCTGCCTACTTGGCAAAAATCCCCAATTTTAACAACGTAATCACTTGAAGATATGCCGCCAGCAAAATTACCCAATACTAAAGTTTTCAAAGCTGACGAAGTTTGCCATTGTGCGGTTGCTATATCGCTAGAAGATAAATCCCCTTGATAAGCAACGTAATTAGCCCATCCTGTAGAACTAAAATTAAGATATTGCTCTAAAGATTTATCAGGAATACGCAACGAATTAAGTAGCCCTCTATTTTGAGAATAAAGCAAATAGTTCATTGGCTTTAGATCAAACAAAAAAGGAACTACAGTTAATATTTCTGCTGTACTAATTTTTTGATTTCGGCTTATTGATTGCCCAATAAATCGTTGGTCGTTAATGCCGACTGTTTCACTAATGCTAAGAATAGTTGTTAAAGACATAATTACCTCGATACTGGTATAGAACGACTAGCTGATTGATTAGCCGACCATATAGCCATTTTGTTTTTAGCAAGGAACTGAGTAGCCGTTTGAGTATCCATAGCATTCATCTGAGCTATATATGGTCCGTTATAAGTAACTTGTTGCCCACCATTTAAAGCTCCAGCCATCGTGTTATTAGGAATTACGCTTCCTGAACGACTTGGAATAAATAATTCAGGACCATTTTCTCCAACAATAGTAGGACCATCTATAGTGCCTCCAGTTGCCGCAGTCATAAATTCGGGTGCATACGCACCGCCAGCCGTAGCCGCACCGCCAGCATTCCCAAACAAACTACCAAGACCGCCAAACATAGCACTAATACCTTGCATCATCATCATTCGTAATTGAATCTTAATAAGGTCTTTAATAATGCTACTAGCTAAATCACCAAAAGATATTTTTCCAGTTTCAACAAATTTATCTAAAGCCGAATTCATATTGCTTGTAAAAGAATCGAACATATCTGATCCCATCTTGCCGTAATTCTGTGAATCTTCTGCATACTGCTTAAACGCATTATTCCATCCATAAGCAAAAGTTCTTTGTGCGGCTATAGCACCTTCCTCTTGTATGCGAGTAGTTTCAGCATACGCTTTACCTAATTCTTTTACTTTTTCAATTTGATTATCGTATTCAGCAAGAATTGTTTTATCTGCACCACGTCCAGCCGCATCTTCACGCTTCTTAGTTATTTCGTCAATTTTTTGACTTGTATTGTCTAATGCTTTTTGAACTGCTTGATATAAACGTGCTTCGTCTTTTGTCATAGCCATCATAGCTATTTCATTAAGTTGTTTCTGTTCTGCAAACTTTACTTGTCTTTCGTATTCAACAGATATTAACTTTGTTACTGCTAACATTTCTTCTAGTTTTTTAGCTTCAGAATTTAATTCTGTAGCCCTATCTTTGCCAGCAGAAGGTTTTTTAGCTCCACCAGTAGGATTAAGCAATTCACGGGCAAAAGCCCTATCAGCTTCTCGTAACTTTCCTACGTATTGGTCATACTCTTTTAAACGAGTGCTAAAGGTATTAAATTTACCATTAGCCATATCATCTAAAGTTAAGCCTACTAAATTAACTGCCGCATTAATAGTTTGAAGAACAGTTACGAATAAACGACCAGCATAAATAACACCTTTAAATGCTTCTCCAGCAACATACATAAAAGTTTCAAAAGCACTTCCAGATTTATTTAACGAATCGAATACCGTATTAAGTGCTGGCAAGAAAGCAGATGTAAACATTAAAGTAGTACGAACCCCTTTAGCGGCTAGTTTGTCATGTAAGTCTGCCGCAATAGCAACAGCATCGGCATACTTTTGCCAAGCCCCACTACCTTCTTTGATAAGGTCGTTAAAATTGACCATATCCACGTTACGCATACCTTTGCCAAATAATTGAACTTTGACATTAGTTACTGTTGCAACATCGCCCATCTTGGCAAGACCAGCAACTGCCTTTTCAAATATTTTTTCTGTATCCGCACCACCTAATTCTTTAAGACTAATTCCTATTTTGGCAAAAGCCTCCTGTAAAGGCTTAGAACCCATAGCGGCAGAAGAAATATTTTGGTTAAACTTTTCTATAGTTTTACCTACATCGTCAAAATGCCCGCCTGACATTTCTAAAGCATCGCCTACCTTTAATACACTAGCAATACTCATGTTAGTAGCATCAGCTACATCTGATATTTGGTCTGCAAATTCCATAGCATGATGAGCCATGCCTACAAAAGCGGCACCAGCAACAGCCGCCATTGTAGGAATTTTATTAGCAATATTATTAGTAAACTCACTAAGAGATTTCTTAGCGGCTTCCATGCCCATTACAAAATCACCTGATTCTAGGGCTAGAACTACTCCAAGTCTTGCTACGTTTGCCATTTACTTTTCTCCGAACAATTCTTTTGGTGCATTAGGATTCATCATGGCAAAAGCCAATAATGATTCATTAACTTGCTTCCGTTTGTCTTGTTCTGTAGATGGCGGGTAAAGATACTCGTAAACCTGCGGAATAATATCCCGTAGTTTATATGGTGAAGAACCTTTAGGCAACGATTTATTAAATTGTCCAGCAGTTAAAGCACCCAATACTTGGATTATGCCTAAATTCCCGATAACTCCGTCATTAAACATAATACATATCTCAGAAAAGGTTTCCTCATCTACTGTTGCTGGGTCAGTACCATGAGCCGTTAAGTACGCTTTGACTTGCTTTCGGACTGACCCAATAACTTTCCCCGTGTCGCAGAATACTCAGGAGAAATGGTTTCTGCAATTTGTTCCATAACTTGGATTTGCAAAGCAAAAGGGAACAGTTCTTCAATCATTTCGTATGTAATAGTATTCATATCAAAGTCCTCTACTTCTGGAACTAAGAGTTTGAACATTTCGGTTACACGCTGTTCGGTTAAGGCTTTATTAGTAGCCGCCTCACGCATAGAACGACCTTCAATAACAACATCATTCTCTAAAAATTCTATCTTGGCATCTTTAGGGGCTTCTTCTTTTAACTTGACTAAATCACTTGTTAATAGCTTGTAATACTTTTCAATAGTATCGGTATCTTTAGTTCTAAGCCGTTCGTTCATGGCTTCTACTTCGGATGTTAATGGGACACGAACTTTAAATGTATGTCCACCCATTTCAAAAGAACGAGTACGGACTGCATCCTTATTAAACTTTTTACCAAAAGCGGATGCTAATTTATCTGCCATATAAAACCTTTCTAGCTTGTTTTGCTTTGTATTGTTCTAATGCTGTCTTTAAGTTACCACTTAATGAGTTTAACACCGCACCAGCTTGGGATTCTAGTGCTGGTCTTAAATAAGGTCTTGCCGCAACATTAGCAGTTCCAAATTCCATAGCAACGGCTCTAGCATCACTTTGCCCTACTATCTTTTTATATTTGTCTTTTTTGGATTTATAAGAACCTTGACTATCGTAAACCCTTACTCCCCTTGCTAATTTAGCGGCTGGTGCAGTAGTTATTAAACCAATAACGGAATCAGTAGATTTAACGTATTTAGAACGTTTATCCCTAGAAGTGGGTCGTCTAGCTTCAACTTGAAGGGTAACTCTTAATTGCCCTGTATCTATTGGGGCTAGGACTTTAGCAGTAGCCAAAACAGGTTGCATAGATGCCCTTACTGCATTAGTAAGAATACCTTTAGCATCTTTTGCCCCAAAATCAACCTGAAGTTGATTAAGAAGTTCCTCTAGCTCTTTACCACCAGAAAACCCAATTTTTACGTTATAAGTCACGACCCTCTCCGTTTTTAATCATTTTATTGTAAATAGCATTGTTTAAAGCATTTACATAATCAACGACTTCGGAAGGGGTTAGCTTATCAGCATGGATTTTGCCTATTTCGTAGGCAAGATGAATTCCAGCTAAACGCTGTTGTTGGAAGCCAAACCAATTCTTATTGCCGCTTGCGGCTTGGATGGCTAGGTAGTTAAAAAGGTCTTGTGCGTTATTTATTTGTGTCATATAGAAAAAGCCCCGAAGGGCTTTTATTAGGTATTAAATGACCAGCCGTATTGGTTGCCACGGGGATGTACCGAGAATACGCATTTAGCTTCGGCTCCGGGTTGAGCATCAATATGAAACTGACTTACACGACCATTGAAAGCATAAGTAGTAGTGTTTTCGCCTGAAACGAAAGCAATAACATAAGTGCGGTCAATAATTCCTGATTCAGAATCAGCACGCATCAATAACAAGCCAGCATCGGAAGGATTCCAAGCGGCAGTAATTGTCATTGAAGTTGGGGCTGACTGAGTAGGGATTTTATCCGATTGACGGCTACCAGCGACCATGAAAGATGCAACAGCATCATCTTGACCGAAAGCTGGAACTGCCTCTACATTAAGTTGTTCACCATCAGTACCTAAACCGCCGACAGTAGTACCAATAATGGTTTCTACATCAGCCCAAGTGCTAAGTTGAGTATTAGTTAGAACAGTAGGGGTGGATGTATCTTGACACCATAACGATGCCGAAAATCCTGGAATTACTACATTGATATTAGCCATTTTTATTCCTTTAATTCAAAGAGTTAAGTAAATTCTATCTTATGCTGGAATATCTAGGGTGCAATCCAGAATTATTTGTTGCAATCCTATCTCATTATCGTATGTCTTGTAAAGTACATCTACATCTGCTTTGGCAACCCAGATACCAGTTAAGCCTCCAAATTGCCCTGTGTAACCATGTAATGATTGTAATACGGTATTACATATATCCCAAGCATCCGAAGATGTTTTAGTAAAGATGGACATTTGAAAAACTGGTCTATCTATACCTTTTACGCTTTGAGTAGAACCTGTATAAACTGGCTGGTGAACATTCCTAAGTGACCAAGTTATAAATTGTGGTTCTGTAGCCCAATTACGATTAAATTCTTGATAAACAGGAATAGGGCTAACAATAGATACTAGCTGTGCCTGAATAGCTTTGACATAATCTAATGGATTGTTTTGATTTGTCATACTGGCACTTCTGGGTCATTTCGATAGCAAAGAAAAGTAACATTCATTCTGTCGTCAGTTTCGAAGCAATCAGTAATTCGCCAATTCATATCACGCCAAGTAATAGAATAAAGCTCTTGTCTATCTACCATCTGCCTTGTCCAAGGAGTGTAATTAACTGTTAAATTAACTAAATCGGAATAAATCCGATACTTTTCAGAAATCTTTAAACTATTATGGACATCTTTAACCCTTGCCCTAGTTTTAAACCATTCTGTAATAGTTGTAGTGTATTCACCAACATCGTCAACTCCGTTGGTTACGTTATTAACTACAATATTTTCATAGCGGGTAATCGCCATTTACATCACCAATGGCTTGTAAGGTCTTAATAGTTGGGCTACTCCGAATGGAATCTCATGCAAAGTTCCAGCAGAAGTATTGCTACGATTATTATATAAGTGGGTAAAAAGCAACAATCCAGCTTGTTTAATATTGGGATATTGGGCAAGTGGATTGGCATTAGTTGTATAAGTAACCACAACTGGGTTAGTCATTACAGTATTAAGAGCATTAGGAATACCAGTAACCACTACTTTATTTCCTGTTGGGTCATAAAAGTAATTACTTTTTGCTAGAGGGGTAAATACTGGTGGTGTGTTTCCATTCCAATAGCCTACTGAATTAATAATAGTTCCAGTAGTATTTCTATAGTCTTGGGATACCTCTGGTAAATCTAAACTAGCTTGTGTACCAGAAGTCCCTATAGCCCCATAGTAGACCTTGTAGCTAATTGGGAATATAGACATACCCAAATAGTCCTCAATCGCCATACGAGTCGCTAATTCAAGACCAGTTAAGTAACTGTCTTGGCTTTCGTCTTGAAATAAATTTAACTGTTGAGTTAATTCATCAAGAGTAAGCCATCCAGTAACTATATCTCTAGTAATCTGTTCAACTTTTTCGTAGTTATACGGATTTCTAGTAGTGCCTAGCCATGAACCACCTGTAACGGTATCTATAGTCATTTTTTATGAATGAGTTAAACGTACACCAGCAAATACATCACGAATAGTAGAGCAAACCCGCTTCTCGGCAAATAGTGTAATAAATCCGGGCTGAGTCTGTTCGAATGCTTTAATACTCAGCATTTCATTATCCGCAATAGTTACAAACTGATTCCAAGCGGCTAAATAAACTGGGAAATTGCCAGCACCAGCTAATTGCATGTATGGGTTTGGAATAACTGGGAAGCCGAACATATAAACAACAGCACCACCATCCTCATCACCTACTTCTAGGAAGTAAGGAATACCAGAAGTAGTAGTAACTAATTCACGCAACAATTTAATAGTAGTTGGGTGCATCATCCAACATGTAGTTGGGTCTGTCCAATATTGTGCTGGTAAAGCACCAGCTAAATTTGCTAAATCGTTATAAGAAACTGCACTAGCAGAAGCCTGTGCTACTTGCAATATGGTATGTCTGCCGTTAGTTAAGCCTGAACCACTTGTACCAAAAGAAGCGGCTGAAGTAGAACCAGCATAATAATTTAATCCACGCAATCCCAAAGTTGCACCAGTTTGAACAGTTGATGAACCAGTAGCATCGTTATTAAGCATCATGGAAAGGGCTTCTTGCTGTGCAAACTCTAAAGCAATGTCTCCAACGATTGAAGCATCAATACCATTAATGTCATCCATTACCGCAGTACGGATTGGAACTTGAGCATTAATATCTTTAATAGAAATTTGCCATACTGAACTGGCAATACCAGTAGAGCCGTTAGCATTGTTATTGTTAATACCATAACCCCACGGATTGTCCGTAGAGTGTTGAATGTTAGTTACGTTACCTGTCTTAACGACAAAGGCTTGATCTGAACCAATAGTATCAATTACCCTCGCACCAGCGGCACGGATAGGATTTGCCATACGCAATGAAGCAAACGCATCATCATAAATTACACGACCACCAACTCCTGAACCAGAGCCAGTAAGTGCAGATGCTTCTTTAAGGTTTACTGTGGCTTCGCCATCTTTAATGGCGGTCTTTACTGCTTCAAGAATTAGGCTCATATTAAATTCCAAATAAGTTAAAAAAAGGTGGGGGGTTTCCCCCCCGAACCTTAGTCGTTAGCTGTTGCTGTAGAACGATAACGGATAATGGAGTAAGGGTCGACTACTGATGTAGCCAAACGCTTCTCACCAAAATACGTTATGAATCCTGGCAATGTTTGGTCGTATCTACGGAGAACCATATTTAAACGATCTACGATAGTATGACCACGTTGCCAATCACCAAAATACATTGGATACAAGTTTGCTTTGTCAACGCCAGCATATGAAGGTGTGTCAAGATACTTATTGACTACAACATCAAAACCAAGCATACGACCAACAATGCCTTCTGTTTCCATTGGTGACATACGTTCAAATACTGGAGTGCCATTGCTATCAGTCAAACCACGAATCTGTGCCAACATAATTGGGCTAACAATGAATTTAGCTGTAGGTGTCCAATATTGTTGTGGCAGATTGTAGATAAAGTTAATAATGTCTTTGTACTGAACATTAGCCGCACCAACAGTTGAGCCATTGGTAACGATTTGGTCATAAGTAGCTAGTTCCACTAAACCATTAGTAGAAGCAATACCGCTTGTACCAAAAGATGCGGTAGTAATAGCACCGCCAGTATAAGAAACTGCTTGACCGCCGTATTGATTCAAGCCACGCAAACCAAGTGTTCCACCATATGTATTAGGTGAATCTGTTTGGTCGTCATTCTGAATCATAGACTGTGCTTCTACTTGACTAAATTCAGCAAGCATATCTGATACAACATTGCCTTCCAAACCATCAATATCGTCCAAAGCGGCTGTACGAATTGGGAACTGGACATTCAAGTCTTGCAAAACTAATTGCCAGATATTGGTGTTTTCAGTAGTAGGAGTACCGTTGTTTTGGATACTGTATCCCCATGTTGCACCAGCGTTGCCAGTTTTAGCACGGAACTGATAAACAGAACCATCAGTAGCAACAGAACGGGAAACACCACGCATTGGATTCATTAAACGCAATGGAACGAATACAGGATCATAGGCTGTACGTCCACCTACGTCATAACCGCCACCGTAGCCAGCTGGATTACCAATTTGTGAACCAGTTTCCTTCATGAAAGCATCATATTGGTCTACTGACTCAAACATTTTGATTTCTTTTTCTACACGATTGTTTTTAGTGTAGAAGTCTTTTAATTGCTCTTTTACAGAACGATTAACTTCTTGGCTAATTGACTTGTAAGTCTTAATTACTGCTGGTGCTTGAACTTCAGAAATCTTAGCTTCTAATGCGGCAATTTTTTCAGCCACTTCAGCTTTAATTTCTTCTACTTTAGTTACTGTGTCAGCTTTAACTTCTTCAATCTTAGCAATATTACTCGCCTCGATTGCGTCTAGTTTTTCAATGATAATTTCGGACATGATAGTTCCTTTATTTGATGCGATTAGATAATAGCTTGCTTAATTCTCTTTCCTCTAGGGCTTTAAGAATTAAATCAGCTTCATTGACCACCGCTTCAAGTTCACCTTGTTGTGGGGCTTCCTCAATAGTTTCTAGTTCGGCATCACGCTGTTCGAGCACTTTTTTGAGAATTGAAGATGCGGTGGTCGCATCTTTTCGGGAAAGTCCTGCATCACGCAAGGCTTTTTCGATAATTCGTGGATTGGCATGACCTTCAGCATCAAAGTATTCCAACTTCATAACTTCTGCCGCTGGATTGTTTGGATACATAACTACTGACACTTCACGCAAACCACCTTTAGTAATTTGGAAGAAACCTTCCTCTCCTTTTGCTGGATTGCCATCTGCATCCACCATAGCGGCTTCTTCTGCATAAGCACCAACAGAAACACCACCGAACATATCGGGGCTTTCTTTTAATACTGAATATAAGTCTGAACCGCCTTGCGTATTCAGATATAGACGACCTTTTGCTGTCATTCCAGCTTCGTCAAAGGTAAATTCGTTCCATTCACCCATCGGCATACCTAAATCGTTGTGATTTAGAAACATAGGTAAGGGTTTACCAGCATCCGCAAATTCGTTAGCCCAATCAGCAAAACCTTCTGGCTGATAATTAAACTTACGACCATCTGCCCCCTCACGGGCACCCCAAGTAGTTACACGGGCTTCAAGATTGCCGCTTGGAAGTTGTGCTTCGTTTACTTGCTGTTCCAGCGTTACCTTTGCTTCGCATACTAGAGTTAGATTTTTCATTTATTGCCCCATTTGAAATAGCTTGATTATTATCTTGTATTTTTGGGGATTCGGTATTCTTTTTTGGAAGTTTAACATTACTTTTCTTGACTTGAGAAGTAAATATTGCCAAAACACGGGTTAGGATATTCATGTCTTACCTATATTCATGGTTCGTTTTTGGTTACCACCACCACCGCCAGTATCTTGCGGGGAATTTCCTTGTATATTATCTTGTTTTGTTGATTTTGCAACTAATTCATCGCCGCCATCAATTTTGGGTAAGTTTAAATATTCTCGCCCTTCATTTGGAGTCATAATACCACCTGATACTCCAGCCGTTACGAATTGCATTTGATCTAGCGGAGCACCCTGTAAAAAATCTTTAGTATCAAATTCAACTGAGAGATTTGGGTAACCCTTTAGTAAATGTTGTTTTAATTTTTGCTCGATATTCTCAATCATCGGAGCCATGGTGTTTTTATAAAACTCATCCATCATAGTTTGAGTATTATTATATTTCATGTCCTGAATACCAACCATAGCTGGTGGGACTCCAAATAATCCGCAAATACGCTTCATTGTCTGGACTTTTAGATTAGCGGCATCTGCATCCTGAAGGTTAAGCATATCTACAGTTTCAAAGGTCATTCCTTGGTCAAGTAGCATTCCTTGTCCAGGTTTTGAAAGATCGGTAACTCTACTGCCTGTCATGCTAGACCATGCCTCTTTAAGCCTAGAAGCTATTTCCTTATACTTAGCATCTGGGATAACTTGGTCAGTACGGAACAAACCAGAAGGTTTAGCACCGTTTTGCATAACAAAGTTGGCATAAAGGTCAATATCTTGGTCTAAACCAATAAGTTCGGAAGCTAATATGCCTTTATTAAAGCCAGCAACACCTTGCCAAGCCGCCTCGCTAATGTGCATTACTTGATGTGCTGATAATGGCTCATCTTTATTAAATCCATAGCTAGGAGTGGTTAATCTATAAGAAGGATAGCGAGTTGGGGTTAATTGGACAGTAATTAATGTCGCATCCAAGTTATACATTTCGATTGGAGTAGACATAGAATCTGCTTGGTCTTTTCTCCACCATAAGGTAAAGCACTCGCCAGCAAGGTCTTGCCACATAGACCATTGATACCAAAATTCATATCTGGATTGAAAATTATTGGGCTCGTTTAATAAATTTAAAACTTGCTTGGCTTTAGCCTTATCTCTATTGCCAACTTCGTCAGATTGAATGGCATCTACATAAGTACCATCATCCGCTTTATATCTAACTGTTATGGGAAGTTGGGATAAAGCCCTTGCTTTAGAGCCAACGCAAGCCATTACTGTGGAATTTCTAGATAATACGGACATATCTACAACACGACCAGCCGTTGTAGAACTTCCTGTAGTTACATAAAGTAATTGCTGTGAAACTGTCTGCTTGCCAGCCATGCCTTGATAAATGACATTATTACCAAGCTGAGTCTGTCCAAATAGGGTATTTGACTCTTTTAGAAGTTCTTTTTTTCCTTTAAAAATATCTAAAATACCCATGTTTTCCTCCAAATTTTTATTTATCTTACATTAAAACGAACGAAATCCAAAACTATTTGATACAAAAGGATTATCTAGCGAACAATGAGCAGAAATGATTAAAGCGATGATACCATCAACTTTAGCGGACTTGTCAGCTTCGTTTTTACGAATTTTAATGTTTCCATTGACATCTTCATAGACTTCACAGTTTCCAAGTTGCCATCCCACAAAAGGATTACCATTATGTTTAATTTGATAGTTAAGAACTAGCTTTTCGACATATTTAGAAGGATTAGACAATACTGCCATGCCTTGACCCACTTTTTTAACGGGGATACCAGAATCATGAAGCCTAGCAACCAAACTAGCCGCATTGTAAGCATCGTAGCCTACCTCTTTTACATTGTACTTTTCGCATTGCTGTTTGATGTATTCCGAGATTTCCCTATCATCCATAACATTGCCCTCTGTGAGCTTTAAGATGCCTGATTGCACCGCAACACGAAAAATGTCAGAGTAATGCTTGGGTACTAATTCATAGCCAGCTTCTGGAAGAAAGAATTGAAATTCAGCTTCATAATCTAATTCCCCATAACGCTTTAATGTACATACTGCGTTTAAATCTCGGGTAGCCGCAAGGTCAAAGCCAATAAAGACTGCTTCTGGCTCTCCTCTTTCCTCTTGTATTACGGACTTATCCCAATATTCTCTATCTAGCCAAGCACTATTAGCCGATACAAAGATATTAAGGGTTTTACATAAGAATTCGTTTAAAGCGGCTGGTTTATGTTGGGCTTGAATTGCCCTTTCCTGAATTGCACTTTCAAAAACGGATATTCCGTGCATTGGATTAGCCTTTGCCCAAATATTAGGGTCTCGCCAATCATCTGCTGGGTCTAGCCCATAAAGTAAACCAAACCATCTAGGGTTGTCAGTAGCTTCACCATGTAGCATGGATTGGTACATAGACATATCTTCATAGAACTTTGTTTCTTTAGTAAAGCTGGCAGTTGTAATATATATCCGTAAAGGATTTTGCCTTGCTACCATTCCTGAATGTAATACTTCTATAGAGTTCCTATCTATAATTTGTGCCGCCTCGTCGATGATTACGCAAGAAGGATTCTTACCATCTCCTGTTTTCTTTGTATCTCTAGAAAGAGCTTTAAACATAGACTGGGTATCGCCCGACTTCTTTATTTCGTATTTAGAGGCATTAAATAAGACTTGTAGGTCACTATCCATATTTTCAATAAAGCCTTTAGCGGCATCAAAAACGATAGTAGCCTGTTCCCTATTAGTAGCAAGAGTAAAGACTTCTGCACCAGATTCACCGCAAAGTAATTCATAGAGTGCTATTACAGCAGTAAGAGTGGACTTGCCAGCTTTGCGAGGAATGAATAGTATTACGTCTGTTACCATTCTTCTTTCTAAATCTTTCTTACCTCTAAATCCATATACCCCACATATAAGGAATATTTGAAATGGCTCTAAAACAATCGACTGTCCAGCCTGTGGTCCTTTTGTATGCCGCAAAGAAGATGCAAAGTTTAAAACGTGCTGTGGAGCACGGCAGTCAAATTGCCACTCCCAAGCCTTGTTTTCTACTTGGTCAAGGAATCGCTGGCAAGCAAGACGAACATCCCGACAAACATTAATTTCACCTTTAACTACTTGTTGGGCATAAATTAGTCCATCTTCCCAAATCATGAAGCGAATGGTCCTTTTAGGAATTTAGCAACAGCACTATCTTCTTCCATCTTTCCAGCACTTAAACGACTTCTAGGAGTAAGCCCTAATTCGTTCATTAATTGAATAATGTAAGTAGTAGCTTTATTCATAGCAGATAAATAGGGTGATGGTCCAACTGTCTGCCCATTGTTGAAGTTTGTTATTACTCCTGTAATCTTCATTCCTTCCCAACAGCGAACATAAGTTTCAATGTGGGTAGCAAGCATAGACAAAGCATGTTTATCTACATCGTTTCCTATGCCATAAACTGTGTGGAGAAATTCAGCAGTTTCTTCCATAAAGACATCCCTATTCCAAGCCTTAGGATTATCTAGCCAATCGGCTTTAGGAATTCGTTTTCTAATACTAGATGGGAGAGGAGTTATAGTTCCGTTTCTGGATTTTGTTCCATCAACGACATGAAGCTCTGGGGGCTTTTTATTCATTTTTGTTTTTTCCTTATGCTTTTAAAAATTTGGGTTTATTTATCAAAAAAATCCATTTAAAATTGCAAAATGCTTTTGGAAACTATTATACCCCCCCTTCCTCAAATTACCTTACGGGTAATTGGG